ATCATACTGAGTTCGGTGTATGTGATCTGGTCGGCAACGTCTGGGAATTGATTGACCAGATGAAATTGGCTGACGGCCAAATCCTGACTACGCTGGATAACAACCCATCATTAACAGAGGCTAGCTGGAACCGTCACACAGCATATTACGATTCAACTTCAACTACCGGCGGCTCACCTATCCTCAATTCGACTGTGACAAATCGCATTGGTAATGTCGGTGACGACACAAACTCTGGATATAGCAACTCTGTCGAATTCAAGCTTCTGCAAAAATCGTCCGGTTATACCCCTGTTGAACTGCTCAGACAGCTGCTGCTAGAAACTGCATCAGACCAGACTGTTGGAGGGCTGCTATACACTAGAAACTATGGCGACCGATTCCCGCTTCGCGGGGGCAGCTGGCGCCATGGTTCGGACGCCGGGCTGGGCGCGCTCGATCTGAGCTATGCGCGGTCGAGCTCGAGCAGTAACATCGGTTTTCGCCCCGCTTTCTTTGTGTAACTGTTAACTGATTCTTTTGATGGTGCACGGTAGTGCACCCTTTAGTTGTGCGGAGGCAAGTTGACAACGCTAATCATTGAAGAAAAATGCCGGGAAATGATGATGTACGGCTATCAAGCAATAAAGCAATTTCCAAAACATGAGCGCCATGTTTTAGGTGCGGAAATCAGGCTTTCAATGCTGCAACTTCAAAGATTGATCATCACGGCATTTAAGCGATACCACAAGAAGACGACCCTGACCGATTTAGATATCGAGCTTGCTATATTGAAACGGCGAGTCAGGCTCGCCAAGGACTTGCGGTATATCGACATCAAGAGATACGAAATATGGGTCGGCCAACTGGTTGAGCTTGGAAAAATGATAGGCGGCTGGATACGCTCCGTTAATGCCAAGCAACAGGGGACTGCATTATGAATACGCGGAACCGATTCCCGCTTCGCGGGGGCAACTGGAACAATGGCTCGAACGCCGGGCTGGGCGCGCTCAATCTGAACAATGCGCGGTCGAACTCGAACAGTAACATCGGTTTTCGCCCCGCTCTTGATGTAGCCAGAAACAACCATCCCAAGGGATGCTGTCAGTGCAATCATGAAAAGGATGCCGCCTCCTCGGCCATAGCCGGAACAGATATAAAGCCCATTGATGCGTCACTGGGCTGCTCATTTGAGAAGATATTTGATTTTGAAAATCTTTTATCAGCGGCATACTCATGCCGAAAGGGAAAAACAAAGGCGAACGCAACGCTGGTTTTCTTCAACAACCTGGAAGAGAACATCATAGAAATACAAAACGAGCTGATGTGGGGCATGTACAAAATGTCACCCTATCACCATTTTTACGTATTCGAGCCGAAGCGCCGCCTGATATCAGCCCCTCACTTTAAGGACAGGGTTGTCCATCGGGCTATATACAATGTTATCGAGCCACTGTTTGACAAAACCTACATCTATGACTCATACGCATGTAGACGAGGGAAAGGCACCCACAAAGGCGCTGACAGGGCTCAATATTTTATTAAGAAGGTAGAGTCAAAGCATGGAAAGGCGTATGCGTTAAAAGCGGATATTAGCCGTTACTTTTCGAGCATAGACCACCAAGTATTGAAGTCTATTCTGGCGGCAAAAATACAATGCCAGAGAACGCTTGATCTGCTGTTTTACATCATTGATAACAGCCCTTGCGAATCAATGGGTGTAGGCATTCCGCTGGGTAACCTTACCAGTCAGATTTTTGCAAACGTGTACCTGCACGAGCTTGATAGATATGCAAAGCACGCACTTGGCGCAAAACACTACATCCGCTACATGGACGATTTTGCCATCATTCACCACGACAAGACTGTGCTGCACCAGTGGAGAAAGGATATAGAGGAATTCCTGCACCTTTACCTGAGATTAAAAACGAACAGCAAGACGCAGGTTTTCCCTATCTCAACGAGTAACGGCAGGAGCTTGGACTTTCTCGGGTATCGAATTTATTCGAGCCATAGGTTGCTGAGAAAATGCAGCGTCAAGCGAATTAAGACAAAACTTAAAAAGTATCGGTCTCAGTTCGCTAAAGGTGAGATAAGTCTCTCTGATATAAATCAGAACATTCAATCCTGGCTTGGCCATGCGGGTCACGCTAGCACCTACAACCTTAAAAAGGCTCTTTTTGCTGAGCCATTCAGGAGGAAAACAGATGTTTAGTTACATCTTTCAGGGTCGAACTCACACAGACACGACCCGCAGCTATATGAATTCGCTTGGCATGACTCAGGAGCAGGTCGACTCTGTTCTTCAGCAAAAAGACTTTGAAGAGGCTCAAAACCTCGTCAAGAGAAAAGAGGCTTACCGCCTCGAGTCAGACCCTCTTTTTATGGAATGGCAGTACGACAATACGCCTGAGTCTGAGCAAGCATGGCGTGAAAAGGTAGCGGAAATCAAAACCCGCTATCCACTACCAAGCGAATCATAAACCCGCCGCCTAACAGGCGGTTTTTTAATGCCTAATCGAAGCCCTGGCCTGTGCCGGGGCTTTTTAGTTTGCAACTCAACGAAACGAGACCCGCAATGGCTGAACAATACCTACACGGCGCAGAAGTCGTCGAAATTGATAATGGGGCCCGCCCCATTCGCACCGCTCAAAGTGGTGTGATTGGTTTGGTGGGGACGGCACCTGATGCCGATGCCACCGCCTTTCCTCTGAATACGCCGGTACTGATTGCCGGTAGCCGCCGAGAAGCGGCCAAGCTGGGAGCAGGTGGTACATTGCCACAGGCAATTGATGGCATTTTTGACCAGACTGGCGCAGTGGTGGTGGTGATTCGCGTGGATGAGGGCGTGGATAGCGCGGCCACTCAATCCAACGTGATCGGCAAAGTGGATGCCGACACCGAGCAGTACACCGGCATTCTGGCGCTGCTGTCTGCCGAGAACACCGTCAAGGTGCAGCCTCGCATTTTGATTGCCCCTGGTTTCTCAAACCAAAAAGCAGTCGCTGACCAGCTGGTGAGCGTAGCCGAGAAATTGCGTGGCTATGTCATTCTGGATGGCCCAAACACCACCGATGCCGCCGCGATTACCTACCGTGAACTGTTCGGCAGTCGCCGCTGTGAAGTGGTGGACCCTTGGTACAAGGTATGGGATGTGGAGACCAGTGCTCACATTATCCAGCCGCCTTCGGCTCGCCATGCTGGTGTGATGGCGAAAGTCCACAATACGCTGGGTTTTTGGTGGTCCAACTCAAACCAGGAAATCCTGGGCATTGATGGTCTGACCCGTCCGGTGGATTTCAAGCTGGATGACCCGACCTGTCGCGCAAACTTGCTGAACGCAAGCGAAGTGACCACAACCATTCAGCAAAATGGTTTCCGTGTGTGGGGTGACCGCACTTGTTCAGCTGACTCTAAGTGGGCATTCAAGAACGTGGTCATTACCAACGATATGATTGCGGATAGCCTGGTGCGAGAGCATTTATGGGCGGTTGACCGCAACATCACCAAAACCTACGTCGAAGACGTGACGGAAGGGGTGAACAACTACCTGCGCCACCTCAAAAACATCGGTGCGATTGCCGGTGGTGAGTGCTGGGTGGACCCGGAGCTGAACAGCCCCGACCAAATTCAACAGGGTAAAGTCTACTTCGATTATGACTTTAGCGCCTACGCGCCTGCAGAGCACATCACGTTCCGCAGCCACATGGTTAACGGCTATCTGACGGAGGTTGTGTAAGATGCTACCGCAAGTAATCCGAGCAATGAACCTGTTCGCTGACGGTAAAGGCTATGCAGGTGTGGTGGAGGAAGTGACCCCTCCAAAACTGACTCTCAAGACCGAGGAGTTCAAGGCAGGGGGCATGGACGCCCCGCTTGAGCTTGACCAGGGTATGGAGAAGCTGGAATGCAACTTCACCGTGGCCAGCTACGAAAAAGAGCTATTCGCGGCTTATGGCTTGGTTCCCGGAAAGATGATCAACGTAACCCTGCGCGGTGCGTTTGAGCAGGACGGGGAAACCCGTGAAGTGGTCATGGTGCTAAACGGCAGCTGGAAAGAGCTGGACTTCGGTACCTGGAAATCTGGCGAAAAAGCCCAGCTGAAAGTGGCCGTTGGCCTCAAAAAGTTTGAGCTAAAAATCGACGGGGAAGAGAAAGTCTTCATCGATATTCCGAACATGGTCCGCCGTATCAACGGCACAGACCTGCTGGAAGCCGCCCGTAAAGCGATTGGCCTGTAAGGAGTAGTAGATGGCTAAGACACCTGAAAAGCAGACCTACGTGGTTCTGGTGCCGTTTATGCACGGCAATGAAAAGCAGGTCGTGGACAAAACCCTTGACCTAACCGCCCGCCAGGCAGCAAACCTGCTAGCCGGTGGCTTCATTGGTAAGCCAGCTGCAAAGGCAGCCAAAACCACGGCCAAGAGCGCCGAGTAAACCCCTTACCTGATTGAATACAAGCGCCCAGATGGGCGCTTTTTTATTGAGAGCCTTGAACATGACTGAACAAAACAAAGACCTGACTGTTGAGCTGGAAGAAGTAACCGAAGTGAAGCCGATGGAGTTCCCTGGTGCCGACAAAGTGATCACGCTGGATGTAGCGGTCGGTGGCGGCAAGATGAAACACCTTGCCCTGCGCAAACCCATGCCAGGTGACCTGCGTGGCCTCAAGTTGCTGGATGTAATCCAAATGGATGCCGGTGCAGTGGCGAATCTGGTGCCTCGTATTGCGATTAACGGTTTCACGGCTCAGCACTTCTATCAACTGGAACCGGCTGACCTGCTGGAGGTGATGACAGAAGTCGCCACTTTTTTCACCAAAGAGCAGCTCCCGACTCAGTAGACGAAGCGTGGGCTGATATTGCGGCGGTCTTCCATTGGCCGCCGGAGCAAATGGACGGTATGGACTTTGATGAGCTGATGCGCTGGCGAGAGTTGGCCATCGAGCGGTTCAAGGCCATGAACCAGGTTAAAAATCAGGGCTACTAGATAGCCCGTTTTTCTTGGGTGGCGTATGGCATCAAAAAACATGAACCTGGCCGTCAAGCTCCAAGCCATCGACAAAATGAGCGCCCCGCTCAAGAACGTGGCGGGAGCTTCTGGTCAGGTTATTGAGTCGCTGAAAAAGACTCAGGAACGGCTGAAAGCCATCGATTCTCAGACCGACCAGTTCAACGCTTTTCGTGAGTTGCTAAAACAGAGCCGAGATACTGCAGCTGGAGTAAGTCAAGCGAAGGGAGAAGTCCAGCGGCTTGCCATCCAGATAAAAGAATCAGAGGGGCCGACTAAAAGGCTCAAAGTTGAGCTTGCGGCAGCAGAAAGGCAGGTGGCCGAGCTGGCCCAGGAGATGAAGGCGGCTGAACAGCCTAATGATCTCCTGACGTATCGGTTTAAACAAGCCCAGAAAGAAGCTAACAAGCTAGGGCAAGAATTCCGTAAAGTTGAGCGGGATAATAAATCGCTCAACAAAGAGTTTGAGCGAGCGAAGAGTCAAGTTAACCAGCTTGAGCAAGCGCACCTGCAGGAGACCCAGAAGCTCCAAGAAATGCGCCAGGCACTGAACCGAGCCGGAGTGTCCACCAAGGACCTTGCCGGGGCTCAGTCGAAGGCGAAGCAGGAGGCCAGTCAGTTAAACCAAGAGTTTGACCGGCAGGCCAAAAAGCTGGAGAGAATCGCAGAGATAGAAGCCCGTGTGGCCAAGTCGAAAGAACGCCTGCAAAAGAGCATGCAGGTCTCTGCAAACATGACGGTGGCGGCCTTTGGGGTTCAGCAAACAGGGCAGGTTATTACCAATACCTTAATGGGTCCTGTAAATGTTGCAGCTGACTTTGAAGAAAAGATGTCTGGCGTTGGTGCTGTTGCTAATGCTACAGACCAGCAGCTTGCTCAGTTAACTGCCACGGCAAGAAAGTTAGGTGCGGAAACGTCTTTCAGTGCATCGCAATCAGCTGATGGTATGAAATATCTAGCTATGGCTGGGTTTAAGACCAATCAGATTATTGCATCAATGCCAGGTCTGTTGGACTTAGCAAAAGCCACAGGCATGGATGAGGATCTTGCGGGTGCGTCTGATATTGC